ATCAATCTCGGTAATCAATCCACAATTTTTATATAATTCTTTTTCATTTACCTCTAGATATAGTGCTTTTGCGTGTTGTATAGATTTAATTGCACCTTTTAACGCCATTAATTCTGCTCCTTGTATATCAAAATTCCAAAAATTATATTTCGATGCATCAATGTTATTTTTTTCAAAGAATGTATCAATCGTAATACTTTTTTGTTGTATTTTATCTACATAAACAACCCAAGGATGTTCTATTGAATGTGTTCCGAATTCTAAAACACTCGATGATTGACCATTATTTGAGACATTAAATATAACATCTTCATAGTCTTTATCAGTAATTACTGCATTATAAACATTAGGTATTCCTTTATTTGTTGCCTCAACCACTTTTTTAGGGATAGCATCAATCCATACAACTTCTTCATTCTTCAAACCTAATTGATTATAAAACGTCAATTCCTCACAATCGTGAGCACCAATATGAAATGCACCATCGATAGTTATATTATTAGATAATAAAATAGCATTAATATCTGAAAAACTAATTAACATATAATAAATAGTTATGATATAAACAGATCGACTTCTTTAAATAAGTATTGTATAAAATAATAATATAAAAATTGTATATTATTATTATAAAATGGCCAGAATTGTGGGACATCTATTGGCTGGTGGCTTAGGTAATCAATTGTTCGAAATATTTACAACCATTGCTTATGCTATGAAACATAACCGACAATTTATATTTCCATATGAAGATTTATTACCGAATTGTTATCGAGAATATTATCGTAATACATATTGGTCGAATTTATATAAGGAATTATTACAATATACCACCCATATAAATGAGGGTTTTACGAATGAATCTTTATCGATGCTACCCAGTTATAACGACCCAGTGTTTAAATATACAGAAATACCTTATTTTCAAAATAATGAAATCATATTGAAGGGTCATTATCAAAGTTATAAATATTTCGAGCATCAGTATCATTTTATTGCTGGTATGATTGGTCTTCCAATGAAATTACAAGGTATTAGAAGGGAATTTCCTGAATATTTTCCGGACAATAGACATATCGTGAGTATGCACTTTCGATTGGGTGATTATAAATTAAAACCGAAACAACATCCGATATTATCCTTTGATTATTATGATTTAGCTATTCGTGAAATTATGAATCGTCGTGGGATAGAGAATCCGTTGGTTGTCGTTTGTTGTGAAGAAGAAGACAACGAACACGTAGCGAATGTCGTGAATCGATTGAAGGGAAAGTACAATGGAATCGACTTTATGAAAATAAAAGATTGTCTTGAAGATTGGAAACAGTTATTGATAATGAGTTGTTGTCACGATAATATTATAGCCAATAGTACATTTAGTTGGTGGGCGGCATATTTTAATGAACATTTAGATAAATTAGTAGTCACGCCGAATCGTTGGAGTGGTGATGAAAACCAATATATTCGTGATTTAATTCCTGAAAATTGGATAAAAATTATATAACGATATTATAGTAGAATGTCTAGTTTTCTTGAAACAAAACAAAAAATAGAAGAAGAACAAAAATTATTACAAGAAAAAAAGAAATATGATGATGAGATAACGCGTATAACAGAGAAAGAAAAATTATATAAAAAAAATAAGTTGCTACCATTATCCGAAGATGAAAAAAAGTTATTAACTGAATATAGAAGTCAAGGTAAAAAAACGATAGATACTGGAAAGATAATAACGGACGAAGATATATTATTTAAACAAGATTTACAATACAGTACGGAATTAAATTTATTAAAGAAAAAATTAAAAGACGGGACAATAACAGAATCAGAAAAACAAAGATTACAAGAATTAATTGATTTAAAAAAACCAATAAAAAAAGTCGGTAAATTATCTAATATTCCAATTCTTAATATACCATTTGGAAAACCTCGATTACCACCAATTGCTATACCAATCAATGACGAGAATATTGGTAATGTAAATGTAAAAAAAATATCAGAAAATAAATATCAAACTCGTATAAAAGATGAAACTGGTAGTATAATAGAAAATGAGGTAAATGTTCTAGATGTTGACGGCAATGAAATCACTGTTGAAATAAATAATATGCAAGAGTCAACTATTAGAAATAAACTAACTGATAGAAAAAATAATCTTCTACCTTTTGGTTCTCCAAGAAAACCCGGCGGAAAAAGAAAATCAAAAAAGCGACTAATAAAATATAAACGAAATACCAAAAAATCAAAAAAATAATTATTTACATTGAATAATAAATAATTATTTACACCGAACAACATTTGAACGCTATCCGCACTTTGTCGCACTTTGTGCGGATTATAATGTTCAATGTGTATAAAAAGGTCTAATAATCTATATCTTGGTAATATTTACTCAAAGTAAATAAGATAGGCAAACTTGCTATAAAACCAGTAACAATTAAACCACCAGTCAAAATATTTTTATTGAATTCTGTTATTTCTTCTTGTATCACTTCCATTTTCGGTTCGACTGACCAAATGTTACTTTTACCGTCTTGATCTTTTGACCTTCCCAAACGGATATTTTTGTTGAATGATTTGCTAGTAGCATCTAGTTCTAAATCATTATTGTTATTTTCATCATTATTCAACTGTAATAAATGAACAATCTTTTTGTTATAAATAAAAGAACGGGTAAACGCATCATTATGGTAATAATGTAATAAATAAATAACAAACATAAGTGTTTTTTGCATCATTTTTACTTGATGTAATATAATTGTATATATTTAACTTATTATTTTACTTATTATTTTATCTAATAACTATCGCTTTTGGTTTTTACCTTCGGCTTTTTACGGTCGCATTCGCTTTCGGCTTAAAACCACTCTTTCATCTCCAATTGTTTAAAGTTTCTATCAATTTGTCTAGGCATTTCCAATGGAACTACCAAGGTACTCTGGTCTTCACAATATTTCACATACCCTACTGCCTCATTATATACAGAAGGGACTGCATAATCCCATACCAACTTATTTAAGCGTTCAACTTGTCCAGTAATATCTTTCTCATAATGTTCAGCATATTGTAAATAGATACTACGCATAATAATTTTCAAGGTATCTAGGTTTTGTGGGGCAATGACATATTGTTGATTCGACATTTCATAAACACCTGCACGTAAGCCGTTTTGAATAATCTGAATATTTTCGGCAGAAAAAAACACTTGAGCCAATACATTGGATTCCCAAACACCACCAATTGCTTCACGATATTCGGTAGTTCTATTTTTCACTGCAAATTTTTCGTGCATTTGGAAACGAATATTAGGAACAACAGGTTCGACAATATTGATACGACCATTATAACGATTTGTATCAATAATCATAGTATTTCCATCAATATTGTTTGAATCATTTAATAAACTAAAATCTGAAAAATTAGTGTAAACGTTTCCTATTGCAGAATTACCATATGTGTTACCAACCGTAACAATATTGCCAGTGTCATTCTTAGTAAGATTACTATTATCATTATATATATATGAAAAATATTGACCAAATGACATTAAATATATATTCTCCTTATAAACTTTATTAAGAAATTATTACGACTAAATATATCATTATTTAGGAAAGCCATTGTTGTTGATAAAAAATATTATACTAATATATAAAAATGTTTGAAAATTTAACAGGAGGAATATCAATGGGGTTTTATTCCATTGTAGTAATCATTGCTATAATTATTCTTATTTCCGTATTAACTTATATTGGAATATTGATATCCAAAAAATCTAATAATGATAGAGATTTTCCACCAATACAAAACAGTTGCCCTGATTATTGGAGTGTAGATTCAAAAAATCCAAATATATGTATAATACCAAAAGCAGGAATAAAGAATACGGGAGATATTTACGATGGTGCTAGAGTTAATACATTATCTTCTAATACTTCAGGTGCAAGTAAAACGTTTGGTTTAAATGCAGAAAATACAACTATAGATTTTTCAAATGGAGGATGGTCAACTACTGGAGTAACTGCGACTTGTGCAAAAAAACGTTGGGCAAATATACACGGGATATTATGGGATGGCGTAGCCAATTATAATAAATGTTAAAAATATGAATGCAAAAATGATTTCATATTTTTAGACCATTGCATATTTGAATTGTAAAGCCATATGTATAATGCAATAAAATGTTATGCACTCTTATGAAATTTAATGACACGTGGAGGTTCTCCAAATGTAAAATCATTTTTAGATAGAGCTACATCATTTTTAAATAAAGAATATTCGATTTTACCCTTTTTCGTTTTATTTTCATTCATCTCCATATGTTCGCTTTGTAATAGTCGTAAGTTACGTGTTTCGGGTAATAAATCATCGATTTGTAATTGTACGGCTGTTTTTAATAGTTCTCGGTTCTCGGTCTTTTCGTATTCTTCTAAAAGAGCACGGATTCGTTCTATATAAACAAAGATTAAATCTTTCTTTTTCTGTATCAATTCATTTTTATCGGGGTTGTTATAATTCTCATTATGATTATCCAATAATTCCTTTAACATTTTACTTTCAAAATTAAAATTTTCCAATGTTTTTTTAAATAATTGAATAGACTCTGCTTCACTCACATAATTAAATAATGTATCTAATTTTTGACGTATAATAAGATCCTTTTCATATTGGATTTGGTCATAAAATAAATATAAATTATTTTGTATGGTATCAAATCCTCCGGAAAATATTTCGATATTTAATTTACATGGTTGTACAGTATCACCACAAATCGCCATATATCGTTCATCTTTTCTGGAAAAAATAGTACCCACGGGTCTATCACATTGAATACATTTGGGTTTTACTAATTGGGCGCGTTTTTTACCGACTTTTTTACTAACGGCAGATTGAAATGCGGTTTTACGTGCATTATATAATTTTGTTTCATAGCTATTCTTCAAACGGAAATATTCATATAAACTTTCATTATAATTAATATTTTGTTGAATACTATCTTCTTGTGCATTATCTTTATTCATATTTGGTATGACTGGTGAATTTCTGAATTCAATACTAGGCGTGTTTTCCATAGTAAAATCCACAATATTTTCTGGTAGGTTCTCGATAATTGTAATATTATTATTGGAAATATTGAGAACTTTCAAATTAGGTAATCCTTTCAAATCCAAATGAGTGAGTTTATTATGCTCGCAATGAATTTCTTCTATTTCAGATGGTAGGTTCTCTAATGAAACCAAATGATTATGAGCCAGATTCAAATATTTTAAGTTAGGAATATCAGAAACATTGATAGTTACAAAATAATTATGAGGAATTTCTAAATGAGTAAGAGAACTTGGTAAATATTCCAATGAAAAAAGTAAATTTTTTCCACATTTTAATTCAATAACACCTTCTGGAATATTTTGTATATTAGTGATTTCACCTTCTGCTAATAAAATATTTTTTACATTATTAAATCCCATCTCTTTTAAAATAGCGAAATCCAAATCACCTTGTAAATGTTCTCGAATATCGAGGACATCAGTTCTTTTATTTAAATCTTCTAAAATATCTACCAAATCTTTTTGAGCGGTATTATTTTCTCGAATGATATCTTCTCTTTGTTCTTTTATAATATTCATTATTATGTATTATGTATAAAATTTATATATTATATGAACAAATTTTATGCAAGTCGAATATATTATAGGAATATATTCGACGAATTGGTTTACACAAACGGTAGAGCCGTTATACTAGATTCATTACGTTGCTTACTTTCATCTTGATAAAAACGGATTTTTGACATTATATATTGCTGGTCTCGTATCATTTTTCGTTCTTTCTCATAATCGGATAGTTTATGTTTATGACAATAATATAATAAATATCCAGTCACACCAACGAATATAAGAAAGACACTGATGTTCAATGCATAATAATAGATATTTACCCTATTTTCGTGACACGATTTCAGAATACTAAATAAATGGTATTTTGCATTAGGTTCAATTAAACTAGGAGATGATGAGTTCATATTAAAATAACAATATGCTTTTTTTCAATAAAAATAACGATTATGTATATAAAATAAAACTCGATACCATTAAATAGGATAATATGGCTAAAATAATAGAAATCACCCAAATAGGGATAACTGTTTTATGTTTATATCCTACACCAAATGGTCTAAATCCACCGTCGCGATTATATAAAAATCCTGGTTTAATAAAATGAATTATCGAGAACATTATTAAAAATAATAAGATCGTAACATTTAATTTATGGAATCTAACAAAACCTTTTATTTGAGGTAACATTTTATATTTTAATTCAATCTTATAATATAAAATTATAATTTTTTTACGCCTTTACGTCAATAAAAATCTAATAATCATCTCTATCAATATCTTCTTCATAATATTGTCCATCTGCATAATCTTCACCTAAATCTTCGATACCAAAGGCTTCTCTATCATAGAAATTATCGGTTTCTTGGTTCTCGAATTGTTGTACTTCTTCTACATCCGCCATTTGGTCTGTATTCATATATTGACCTACATCATATATACCCAATGTCATTTCGGTAACAATATCAATATCTCCTTGTTCGACATCTTTTAATAATTGTTGCATTAAATCATTGGTTTCGCGTTCATTCGTAATAGCATCATATTGTACTAGGCCTTTTTGCATACCCACATTCCATTTACCTAATTTATAGTTTTTCATCATATCTTCCACGCGACGTTCTTCTATCGATAATTCACCTAGGTTTTTCACAATTCTCATTTTTTCTTTATTCTTACTACGGGTAACATAGTATTTTATATCCGAATAAGAAAAATTAACGGCTTTTTTATTGGCTTCTTCAATATCAATGAATCCGAGTAATAACTTACATACACGCTGTTTTAATTCATCTTGATTACCTAATAATATTTGTTGTTCATTTAAATCATCGAAATTATCATAAAAGTTCTCATCCAATGTATTTATTTGGGCACTTATTTGGTTCGATTCCAGGCTATTTTCATATATTTTTTCACGACGAACAAGTTTAAAGTTCTCGACATCGATTCTCAATAAATCGGGTTCATCGGCCGCACAAATATATTCACATAACACACTATAAAAGCAATATAATAATAAAGCATATATGGTACGCTTATCAAAAAGTGAATGGAAAGTTATGGAATTCTTTTGTATAGGAGTAATAATAGGAATGTTTTGAGTAAATAAATTCAAATCGATTAAACGGTTGGATACTTCCATTAATAATCTGGATATCACCGTATCACCCTTGAATTCTTCTATATTTTTATAGTAATTTTGAATAATCGTTTGTAATTTGGATTCATCGATATCTACAAAACCCCAATGACGTGGAATATTATAATGTTCTGCTTCATTTAATATAATGTTTGGATATTCTTTCGACATCGAATATACTGCATTTTGTATATATTGAGTAATTGTATATATCTCTTCGTCGTAATATAAATTACCATTATGTGATTTATCTTCGGAATTCCATTTGGTCAAATTCGCTAAGAAATTACTAATATTAGTATATTGTGTTTGGCTTAGATTACCATAACGATCTATGAAATCGAGAATACTATGATATAACAAATCATTTGTGGTATATAAATATTCTTTCAAGTTCTCTAATTCATAGGAATCAATATCAGTCATTACTTTTGGATTGAATTTGTCTAATACTTTACGTAAATGTTCTCGTAATTTATTATCAACAATTATACAATTGGTAACATCTAGACTATCTATAATATCATTCATTGCATCTACTTTGGTGAAATGGTTCGATTCATAAGTTTCTACGATATTGCGTTGATTTACTAATTTCATTAATGTATATAAATCATCTACGGTATATTGTTTTCCGTTTTTCTTTAAAAAAGCGGTCTTTTCTTGTATTGTCCAAAATTTATTATAATTGATTGGTTTTTCACTGCAAATAGTTTTGAATTCTTCGGGAACTGGTAAATTTCTATCGAAATTACAATAACGAATAAAACAAGCATAAATAGTTTCTTCCAAATGGCCTACTGGAATACTAGGATAAATCATACCAGTAAACGTTGGGTGATATAAAATACTGGCTTTGGATATGGTTTTATAATCCGATATCATATCGATTAATTGATTCGAATTATGTAAGAGAACTTTGATATTATCATTTTCGTGTATAAAATAAGATAACGGGTTTGTCATATTATTGTTCTCGTTACAACAAGCATTTTCTATAAAAGGAATTCTAGTAGTGGTCTTTAATAATAAGTCTTTACTCTTTATGATATGATTGATATATTCTATGATAGAATAACCGAAAAGGGTCACTTTACCTTTGAGAACTTGATAACTTTCATCTTGGTCTTTGCTTCCTTTACGAATTAATTCTAAAAATTCCTTTTTAAATTCGGTACTCACATTTCGAGTAGAATGTGCTACATCGAATTCAATGACTGGTGGTAAGAAGTGTAACCATTTGGAAATATTATGTTCTTGTGATACAATAATATCTGGGTTTGTTAATAAATATTCACGTTTTTTCACATATAATTCATTGATATCACCGCGTTTCATAATAACTTTATCAATATATTCCTTCATTTGCTTTGCTAATGTGTCGGCATTGCTTTTTTCAATCGCACTCCATACGGATATTTTACTTTTGGTTTTGTTTAAAACACAAGATATATATTGAATACCAGTGATATCTTCTAGACCAGTTAATGGAAAACCACCGAAAGAACGAATACATCCTGGAAATGTTTTTTTAGATTGAAATGATGGAACACTGGTTTGAATACCGATAAACAAAACACTGGCAATAATAATGATGGTTAATTCATCACGATACAATTCATATTTTTTTCTACGTTTTCCCTTTTCTTTTTCTATTTTTTGAGATTCTTTATCATAGTTCTCTTTCGATTTTATTGTTTTTTCCATAAGTTCATTAGTGGTTCTCAATACAAATGATTCTAACCCTTCTATTGGAATATCAATATTATTCGAAATAGCTTTGAAAACATTATAAATCATTTCGCTTGTACTGTTCTCGAATATTTTATCTTGATTTTTGGTTTTATTTATTACTTCTAATAATTGAGTACCTGCTTCTTTTTCCATAACAGCATGAGTAGTAATACGGAATCCAGCTTCATCGAAACCTTCTTCTGTAGAAAATTCCAATTTGCGAATCACGAATCCACTATGTTTATCCACAATAGAATCACCATCATCGCTTAATACACCGATTTCGTTACATATTTCGGCTTCTTTTAATGCAAAATCTCCACCATTTATAAAGACATTGGCTAATTGAAATAAAAAAGTAGGCATCAATGGGATATTGGTATCTTTACAATATTTCCAATGGGCATTTTCTTCCAATTCATTTACCATAGGTTCTCGACAAAATTTATCTACGAATCGAACGATATCAAATTGTTTCTTTGTAAAATCATCTTGACCGAGTATCATATTACGTAAATATAAATAAGGTGATTGAATACCATCATTTACAGAGGCGAATTTACCTAATTCATACGATAAATTATTGGATTTATGGGATTTTATTTCATTGAAGGTTCTCAACTTTACTAAGAACTTTTGATAATACTCAATATCTTTTTCCAATGTTTTTTCCAATTCTTCCACATTGACATTATAACGTTTATCGAATTCATTTATTATGTTTTTACGTTGTATTTCTTCTAGTCTAGCTTCGGTAGTATCCAGTGTTTCGCATACATTATTTTTGGTATTTTTAAAACAATTTTTACTAATATTACAAAACAATGTATTCGTATCTAAGAATGAGTTATCATCAATAGAATCATCGTGAACCCAGTTATTTTTTAATCTGCGATAATATTGTATTTTTTTACGCAGATTTGCTTCTCGCTGTACTTCCTCTTTCTCTTTTTCGGTGAGTTTATTTTCATCTACATCAGCTGGTAATTTGGGTGTTAATTCCAACATAGCATAATGTTCTTCTTTTACTAATCGTTTATTCGAAATAATAGTGGTTGCTAATTCTAATGCGGATTCAGGTGGGCAATCATGTTTTTGAATGAGAATTTCCGTAAAATATTCGAGAAATTCTTCGGGTGTCATTTTCTTTTGTTCATCTTTATATTTTTTAATAATAGCATAAGGAGTATCGTCGAACTCTTTATCGAAATATAATTCATCAACATTATTATCCTTTTGTAGAGTAGATAATGATTCGTATTTTTTAGCCAAATAACGTCGAGAACAATCCGTGGGTTTTATTTTTTCTAATTCGCTCATTTCGGGAACATCAGGAGGGGATAATACATCGATTAATGCGGAGGGTGTCATCAGGGATATCAATAAGCTACTCATCAAATGAGTATATAAATTCGCATTATCGAGTTCTAACATTTTGGCGAGTGCTTCGGTTGGAGTAATAGATAAGTTTTTATCTTTCATTGCTAGTTTATACGCATTCATAAAACCATCTGTAAATTCTTTTTTCTCGGATAGAATACGTAAGATGGAATTCATATTTTCAGAAACATTATATCTGGCGTTACGAATCGCATTAAAATCATTGGATTTTTTCGCATAATTTTTCTTAGATTCCGCGATTTGTTCTTTTATAAAATAGCGGATTTCCATATATTGTTTATAGGTGATATCAGATGAATATACCATAAACGGTTCCAAATATTGTACTACATCAACGAAAGATAATTTATCTTTTATATATTTACGTACTAATCGTATCAATGTTCTCGTTCTCGGTATTACTATTTCCAAAAATTTTTGAAATTTATTATCGATGTTATCCAAATCATCTGATAATATATATTCTTGTAGTCCTGTTAAAAATTTGATACTGTTTTTGTTTTCTTTATCATCATCGGCATCATATTTCAGTTCATTTGTTAAATCCTTGATTATATTTGTTATAATATCCGTATTTTTACGTAATAATAAAAACAACATAAATGGATAGTGATGTAAAGATGCTTTTTCAATGAGAGGGGTTCCAGGTAAATCAATCTTCGAATATTGCATTACATTGGCGGGTAGCATCATAAATGATTTTATGGTCATTGAGTCATTGGGTGTCATTGGTGCGGAACGATATATTTTTTTACCCGTTTTCAATACTTGTTGTTCCAACCTCGTTAATCCGAGATTATAACGTTGAATCACAAATTTTCGTTTTGCAATACCAGATGAATTATATACAGTACTTTGGAAATCATCAAGATTATCGATAATAGAATCTATATTCATGAGTACTTGTTTCGTAGTTAATAAACTAGAGGTATTTATTGGTTGTTCAAATGGTGTCATAATACTTTGTATTGCATTATTTAAATAACTATAATCAATCGGGTTATTACGTGTTTTTGGTTTATAATAATCATTTTGCAATTTCTCGATTTTTCTTAGTTCGGTACTGGATTTTTCGGTAATAACATCATTTGCATCTATTTCGATTTCATCATCATAAATTTTTTTACGATTGGAAACAACTGGAACTAACCATTGTAATCGAGTATCGATTTTCTGTATTTTTTCAATAAGAGGTTTATGATAAGCACCATATGTTTTAAAGTCATAAATATTTTGGTTCTCGTCGAATTTCGAATATTCTTCACGTAATTGTTTGAAGCGTTCAATTAATAAATGAATATTATCGAGAACCAATTTTGTTCTTTGACTATTGGGTATGGTAGAAAGTAATTCATCCATCAAATCATTAACTTGTGTTTCTACACCATAACGTTGTTCATTCTCGGGAACTTCTACTAATTGTTTAATCGCTTCTAAACGTTCTCCGAAAACAATCGTGTTTGCATCAACATATACATCGTGTAAAACAGAACGTACGTTCTCATCAATTTCGGCGGTTTCAGGAATATGAATGATAGATTCACCTGTTTCGGTAAATTCCATAGAAGCCAAGTCACCAGAATTCAATAGTTCGGCATTTTCATCTAATTCTGCCACTTGTGAAAGGGAATCTATATTTTTCAAAAACGCGGGTTTTTTTCCAATATCTATTCGTTCGATAGGTATATTCTCTGGAATACCTTTATAGGCAAAATCAATATATAAAACATCTAAATCTGGATAACTAGTGATTTCAATCATATCTTCTTCTAAATTCGTGATTTCACCAGTAATCGTGGTAGGTATATCACCGCCAAAATGTATTGTTATCCACGTTTTTGGTAATAAGTTATTTTGTCTAGCATATCCTTTTTCATCAGAACGATTTAATAGATTTACTTCGGTTATTGATTCATCTGTGAAACCACCGACTTCTGTTAAATTTAATTGATAATGTTTTGAATTCGAAACATTTATCAAAATAATTTTCTTATTATCGATATAACTAATAAAAGCGGTCATTTCGTGAATATCTTTATTAGTGGGTGCAATGATTTCAATAATATCCCCTAATTCTAATGATAACCCAGATGGTGAAGTTGGTTTATTTATTTGGGGTTGATCCATTAAAATTTCTTCTATTTCTTCTTCCATTTAATATATTATTACAAAATTATATATTAAAGTTCTAAATTGTTTTACAGGATTGTTGTCTATTTTCTAACTAACTAAAAGATAAATTATAAAACCTATTAAAGATAAATAGCATAAATAATTAAATCGTTTATTATAATATGACCGAAACCCAAGTTGAATACATTTCATATTCATTAGATACTACTGGATATAACACCAATATAATAAAAACTAAATTTTATGAAAAGAATGGACATCATTATAAAATATTAAATTATGATAATTCGTTTATCTGTTTTGATGATATTATCAATAGCCAATATCGTTCAGTCATTGTATCTAGTCCTGAAAACAAAGTCATTTCATTTTCTCCACCCAAATCAATTGAAATAAATAAATTTATAGAAAATAATCCAACTTTTGATGAAAAAATATATGCAAGTGAAGCGATTGAAGGAACAATGATGAATTTATTTTATGATAGTCGTTCTCAACAATGGGAAATTGCAACAAAAAGTGCAATTGGTGGTACATATTTTTATTATAGGAATGAATATGACGATTCAACCAAAACCCCACCTAAAACATTTTATAGAATGTTTTTAGATGCCCTATCTGCATCGGATTCACAAGAATTAAATGAATTGGAAATAATTCGTGAATTACCTACATATTATTCCTATTCTTTTGTATTGCAACATCCCGAAAACCATATAGTACTTGATATTACAAAACCAAAATTATATTTGGTTGCATTATATGATGTTTCTGATTCGGAATCTGTCAAATGGATACCACAGCAATATTATGAAAAATGGGATGTATTTCATAAACTGATTGGAATTATAGAATTTCCAAAACAATTTACTGGGAAGAATTATGAAATTATAAAATATGAAAACTGCACAATTCAAAATAATTTCAAATCGTTGGGTATAATGTTTATGAATATTAAAACAGGAGAACGATCATTAATGGAAAACCCTAATTATAAATATATGAAATCATTACGCGGTAATAATCCTAATTTACAGTATCAATATTTATGCCTTCGCAGAACACATAAAGTAAAGGAATTTTTACATTTCTTCACACAATATAATAATTTATTTCATAAATTTTTCGAAGATTATAATAATTTTGTCACGAATGTTCATCTTTCATATTTGACATATTATGTACAAAAACAAGAAATACAAATATCGAAAAAGTTTTTCCCACATATTTATAAAATTCATCATAATTTATTTTTACCATCAGTACAAGCAGGAACCCCATTAATTATTCGACGAAAAGTAGTATTAGAATATTTTGATGCGATGGAACCACGTGAAATGTTATACCATTTGAATTATGATAAGCGAATGTTAAAGAAAAATATCAATGATAGTAGTTCAGACGAAGTATAATCGCACTATAAACGAAGTACAGTAAGACGAAGTTTAAACGTAGTACAATCAGACGAAGTATAGGTGATATAGTACATAGATTAAAATATGAATTTATTACAGTTCATATTTTATAATTGTTCAGAATACATTATACATAATTTAGTTAAATTTTGAATATATTTCATAGCGTGAGCCTTATTTGTATCACTCATATTTTTGATAGGTTCCCTTAAAGAATCAATCGTATGCATTATTTTATCAGCATTTTTCAAATGACCTATGTCTGATGAATAATCCTTTTCATAGAAAAATGAAACATCGCCTTGTTGTATAATATCATTATATTTCAAATAAATAAATTTATGCCATGCTTTCACCATTGCAGTAGGATTGGCCTGTTTAATAGTAGAAAACGATATTTTTGATTTGGGTAATTCAGTATTTTCAGGGAATATTCGAATAATATCATCTATGAAATCGAAAAAATGATTATTAAATGCACGTAATAGAGTAGATTTATCGGTCATTGAAACTAATATACAATTATTATTCTATTTATTTTTATATTTTTTTACGAAAGTATATTTATAGTTACAAATAATGAATAAATAAAATTACAAATCTAAATACCCATCATAGGATTTTGTTGCACTATTCCAGATATTTCTTGATTTCGTTGTTGCTGTAATGTATCTATGGTAACACTATTAGATAATTTATCTGGACGATAAGTATCGGGTGGTGTTTGGATAAAGAATCCGTTATCATTTGCAGATACATAATTATATAATTGTCTAGAACCACCTTTACCCTTTGCACTTAATTCATCTGGTGTCATATTATACATTGTATATTGTTCAGACATAACATTCGATGTAGAATTGCTAATGCCTAAAGGAAATCCAATGGGTTCTCCGTTTTTTTTAGTCGCAATTTCATTTTGATTCAAAATATAAGGTTGAAAATGTTTCATTATCTCATCACCATAAATCACACGATAATTCTGTTTTATTAATAACAATGCAGGAACACTATGAAGATTCGGAGGCATTATAACTCTGGTACCATTTTCGAGAACAATATAGAGTTGATTATTCTTTGGATCTCGCACACGTTTATCGATACATATGAAATTAACCTTTTCGACTAAATTAGTTTTCGATAGATTCTGAATAATTTTTTGCGAATGCTTACAAAAATTACTATAATATAATATATCCATTGTATTATTATATTATAATGAAAAAAGCGTTTATAACTTTTAACGAAAAATATTTAATTATTTACAGTATAAATTACCTTAATCTCTTAATTCTTTATACATCCATAATTACTGCTTAATGCTTTAGAGCACCATCACAAATACTATATGCTAAACGAGCTAGTAAATAAACAATGAAACTTGTCAATGCTGGTAAAATCGAATTTTTGAAGAATCCAGTGAATGTGAATTTCTTTGAACCGATCAAAGAACTAACAGATGTAATAAGTGTCATTAAAAAACCCAAGAAAGCGATTATCATAAGAATGTAGTAATACAAACACCACTCGCGTCCCAAAGGACTGAAAAAAGTATCTAGAAACTTGTTCATTTATAAATTAATGGTAGAAAATAGTCTAAACGTAAAATAAAATATATTTTGTACCAAATTTTTTGCTAAAGTATTTTAACAAAAACATATAAAAATAAATTCTTTCTATTTACTAAAGTAATTTACTAAAATGCTATATTCATATTTTATGATTACTGTGCCAAGTTATATGATTTATCAAGATATACCTTGTCCAATTGAATATTTATTGAAAAAATATGGTCACGACGATATTTTTCCTATTGTCAAACCAGTGAAGTTAAGTTCAAATACATTTGTATTTGTAGTACCAGAATCAATAATAGGTAATTTTACAGAATTATTACAAGAAGATGAATTATGTATCATTCACCATATAAAAACAGAAGAAATCGAACTTATGAATTTTTCCAATAAGCGTATAGCTATGAAAAGTCGTTGGAGACATAATGATTATGTAGCTGATTATTTTATTGTAACAGAAGATTCGCCGATAACTAGTGATTCAACTATGAATACTATAACCCAATCTTCATAATTTCATAGAAATATCGAATAAAATTGTTCAAATATGTAAAAGGTATAAACAAAAAGTAGCATATAAAAAATATATTATATTTTATATACTATAAAGATGGATGATAGTTTAATATGGAAAATGATTGATTCTTATTTTAATGATAATCCACAATCTTTAGTAAGACATCATATTGAATCCTATAATGATTTTTTTAAAAACGGTATTTTTCAAATCTTTAAAGAAAAAAATCCAGTGGAACTTTCTACTCGTTTCGATAAAACCATCAATGATTATCGTTCCAAATGTATAATGTATTTCGGTGGTAAAACAGGCAATCGTATTTATTTCGGGAAACCAGTGATATATGATGATAATAATTCACATTATATGTTTCCGAACGAAGCCCGTTTAAGAAATATGTCTTATGGTATGACTATCCATTATGACATTGAGGTCGAATTTATCGATATTTTAGCACCAGGCGAAGCACCTACTGTGATTGGTTGTGAAAATATGGATAATAAAGATCACGATGATACCGATGAAGAAGATGAACCATTAGAAGCAACTCAACGAATTAAAGAACATAAAAATAAAACTCAAAAAAATGAAGAAGAATTATCCGAAGAAAACAAGGAAAAAAGAAGAACCAGTTTAAAAAATCACGACGGTGCTCCTCAACCAGAAACCCGTAAGCGTAAAATAGTAAAGAAAAAACTAAATTTAACACCTGCCCAAAATGCATTATTGAGAGAAGCTACTGAAAAGTCGATGGTAGAACCTAATAAACAAAAACGTTGCATTGTCTTGGAAAAAATCTATTTGGGTAAATTCCCTATTATGGTTCAATCCGATTTCTGTGTATTAAAAGGCTTACCAAAAGAAATACGTCATACAATGGGTGAATGTTCCAATGATATCGGTGGTTATTTCATTATCGATGGTAAAGAAAAAACCGTGGTTGCTCAGGAAAAATTCGCCGATAATATGCTTTATATTCGTGACGTCAATGATGAACACTTTTTATATTCCGCTGAAATTCGATCGGTATCCGAAAATGTATCCAAACCTATACGTACTTTATCCGTAAAAATGGTCGCACCTTCACCATCCTATACAAATAAAAACATCGTGGTCAATATACCCAATGTGCGTAAGCCAGTTCCATTATTTATTGTATTCCGTGCTCTCGGTATTGTCTCAGATAAACAAATTATCACGATGTGCTTACTCGATATAGAAAAATACGAATCAATGATAGATCTATTCATACCATCAGTTCACGATGCTGGAGCCATAATGACCCAACGTAACGCATTGAATTATATTGCTTTATTAACCAAGGGAAAAACCATTGCTCACGCATTAGAAATCATATCGGATTATTTTTTACCACATATTGGTGAAACCAATTATTTACAAAAAGCATATTATTTAGGGTATATTGTATTTCGATTATTATCAGTTTATACTGGAATAGAACCTGCTACTGATCGTGATAACTTGAAATATAAAAGAGTTGAATTGGTTGGAAGTTTGATGCACGATTTATTCCGTGAATACTATACCATACAACAACGTGCGATTTATTTGGCATTTGATACCAAAATCAATTTGAACGAATCCTTATATGCAAATAATTTATATAGT